ATCGTTAAGAAGAGGTTTGGGTGCTGCGAACTCTGACTTATCATAGTTCCAATAACCATCAACCTTTCTAATCTTTAACTTGAAGTCGGCACCTTCCCAGAAGTTGAAGGGATCTAATGCTTTCTCGTCAGCAAATGCAGGTTGCATTGCTTCAACAAGTTTGTCAAAAATCTTCTTACCATACTTATAAAGGAATACTCTTCCTTCATTCTCTGGGTGTGTGGGATCTGACACAACGTAGATGTTTGAGTAGTAAGAAAGTTTTCTCTTCTGTGCTCTTGCTTGAGCACGTTGAGGGGAACCCTCACCACCTGCGTTCCAAAGTTCTGTGTTGTACTCAGAGACAGGATCTTGTTTACCAAGAGTAGTCAAAGAGTTTTCGATGTACCATTGTCCACCAGGTCCTTTAAATGCATGACTCCACACTTTTGCAAAGGGTAGGTCTTCACCATCAGGTGCAGGTAGAAATCTGATTACTGCGTAACCATTACCAGACTTATCTAGTTCTGGTTTCCAAAGTCTTTCATCAACATTTGATGATGCAGACTGAGGTTGATTGAGTTTCTCAATCTCTTGTGTCAATTTTGCTAAGGTATTTCCAGTGGAAGATGCCTTTTTGAGTGATGCAAACGACATAAACGTATTCTCCGTATTAGTTGTATTGTTTGGTTGTTACTTTATAATCGTAACACACTATTTAGGGGTTGTCAAGTTCTTTTTTTGCTGCTTGTTCTAATGTCGTGATCATCTGATCCATACATTCATTGAGGTCTTTAAAACCAAATGCTTGAGTGAGTGCAGTGATTCTTTCTTTCATATCTGCTGCCTCTGGGTCATCCTTAGACGCTAGTTGTAGTCTAAAATAAAATGTTTTTTGTTTCTCTATCAGTTCTTTACATGAATCAATATGATTAAGTTTGTCCTCTGTATTCATGTGAGGAACTGCTGACGTCAACGCGGAGATACTTTGATATGTGTTAAAGATATCATTAAGATTTTCTTGGACTTGTTCGGATTTGAAAAAACTCATAGTTTGCTGTTGATTACATCTAGTACTACACCCCTATACTTTTTACAATCTACCTGTAAGAATGGTTGATATTTTGTTATCTTCATCTTTGTGTCATCCCATATAGGGTCAACCAATACTTTAGTTAGATCATTTACATACCCAAGGCATGTCTCAAATATTACCAATGTCTCTAATGATATGTCATTGGCATAGAAACGTTTGAGTATGTTAGGATGCTTTCCTTTACTTGCTCTGAATATATCACCAAATGATTTGTCGTAGGGTGCTTCGACATCATCTAGCAATGCATTCACGTCCTCTTTAAATTTATAAGTCAACGACTCCTTTTTATGTTTCCATTTGGTATAGTTATCTACACTAAATGATTTGATGTAACCCCTAGGGTCTTCTAGAAAGTTAGCAATAAAATATTCAATGACTTCATTTTCATTATACTTTACTGCTAACTTCTTAAAAAAGTAACGGTCAAGTCTTTGTTCAAATGATTTCTCATTCGCACGAACCTTACCGTTATACTTTACGAAGTCGTAGTTCTTTTTAGTGAAGTGATTTTTGAGTGCTAAGTAAGTTCTGTATACTTCAAACCCTGTCACAGTGGCAATACTCCTTTAGAAGTTGCTTTCATATAGTTGAGACGTTCTGCCTCATGTCTCAAGCGTTCCTTGAGTGGTTTAGATAATAGTTTAGGTACGGTCTCTATCTCTATTTCATTCTCTGCACAGTAAGTTACTACTGCTTCAATATAAGATATGAGACCTCCACTAGTTTTTACTAGTCGTTCAATCTCCTGAGAAAACTTAGTCGGAGTAAGAAACTTATCATCAAGATCTTTCTTAGATTTTTTTGTAGTTTGTTTCTTGACTTGTTTATCTAGCATTATGGAAAGAGACGAACTCTGAGATGTATGTTTTGAGTAGTTGTAAATAGTCATCAAGATTGTATTTCTCAAACACTTGTGTAGTTCCCTCTTCTGTGGCAATGATTGTGACAATTTTCTTTACCTCTATTCCAGATCGTTCTAGGAACATTGCTGCGTATGCAGTTTCTTGAACGAAATAACTTTCGATCCAATCTTCCTTTTTTTCTTTGGTTGAAGTTTTAAAATCTATCACTGCTAACTCGCCATCAAACTCAGCAATGCAATCAACTCGACCTGCGAGGCCAAGGTAATGAGAGTACAAGAAAGTTTCTAAACAATGGACTCGACTAATCCTGTTTATCTCTTTCTTTGCTGCTTGAAACATACGAACTGACATAGGATTATTTCCTATGTACTTATCGACGTCCAAGTTACCTCGGATATAATCTTCTGCGATACTATGAAATGTAGTTCCTCGCTGTGTTGCACGAGCAGTGATACGATTTGCCTCATCTTCACCAATTTTGGTTCTCCATTCTTTGAAGAACTGTGCGTTCTTAAACGATGTGATTGAGGTTACACTTGGAAAGTATTTATCAGTATCAGGTACTTTATAATAACGTATTCCATTATTATTCACAGGTTCAACATCAGGTATTTTGATGTCTACATTTACAAAGTCAAACATTAGAATCCTAGGTTATATTTACTTAAGAGATAGGACTTCACAAGACCAGAGCGAACGATATCATTGATATCAAACTCAATACATGCAAACTCTTTCATCTCTTCCAAGATTCTGATGAAGTCATTTATTCCTGACTTATCATTTTCTCTTGTTAGATCAGATTGTGTGATGTCACCACAGAACATGACCTTTGAATCTTCTCCTATCCTTGTAATCATTGAATCAAGTTCATGAAAGTTTAGGTTGGAGAACTCATCTACAAGAACGATAGCATTATCTAATGTAACACCACGAATAAAACTTGTAGACCAGAAACTAATAGTTTCTTGTGCTCGAAGGTTATCATACAGCATTTCAAATGAGTTATCATCTGGCATGCTGAACATATATCTTACCATATTTTTGTATGGTATTTGATATAGAGCAGACTTATCTTCATGGTCACCTGGTAGGAAACCAATCTCTCTAGTAGGAACTAGAGACCTTACAATGTATATTTTATCATAAGGTGTGTTCTCGTCAAGTACTTCTTTCAAAGCAAGATACAATGTAATAAAAGTTTTACCTGTACCTGCTGCACCATGTAACAATAAGTTTTTACCCTCACCATACTGAGCGAAGGCAACTTTCTGATTTTCCGTAAGAGGTTTTACCTCTGTCATATACGAAGAATCAATAGGTTTCTTACGTTTCATTTGCTTCTTAGTCATACCATTAGGATATGTTTGAGGAGTGCCAGTTTTCTTGCGTGCTCTTGCCATTATGTGAAACGAGATAGATTAGCACCAGGATGTGCCTTCTGGACTTTAGACATGACTTCTTTGAAACCATCGTCCATCTTAGGTTTGCCATACATATGACCACCTACACCCGCTTGCCAATCTTTATCCCAATCAGGATTGTCCTTTCGCCATTGGTCATACTCTTTCATAGTCATGGAGAGTTCTTTCTTCTCTCCAGTTTCTTTGTTGATTACAGGATAACTAGGCATGTGTCCACTCCAATGCTTCTGAGATAATAGGGAACTGTACCATAAAGATTGCTCTACAATCGTTTGCAATCATCATGTGTTCCCTTTGTGTACCGTGTGCTGATCTTAGATTGATGTAATGCATCCAAGATCTTAATGAACCAGTCATATAGATTCTGGTAGGTGTTGCTAAAGGTAGAACCATTCTAGCACATTCTTTCGCAATATTCAACCCCAACATTTTTTTATATAACTTCATTCCATCATCAAAATGCTTTTTGATATCAACTTCCAGTTCTTGTTTGATGAAAGGATCGATATCATCTATACTGTTCTGCCTATTCTTATCGTCTTGTCTACGCAGATCTACCATAGGTATCTCATCAGCAAGCATGCTACTGTCAGCATACCTTTGACTAAATTCTTGAAATGTAAATGATCTGTGTCTCAATATCTGTGCTGCTATAGCACGAGTGGTTTCAATCTGCAAGGTCATGCTTGCTTGCTCAAATATTGACCAGTGTTGATGCTTGATACAATACTTGAGTAATCCTGCAACTTTAGGATTATCTTGATTGTTTGGATTACTTACACGAGCAATGTATCCGATGGTCTTTTCAGCATCGGGTGTGACAGATACTAAGGTTACACTCATCTACGATTAGGTTTTGTTTGTTTAGCAGATTTCTTAGGTTTCTCAGAAGGGTCTTGCCACATGTTTGGTGCGACTCTACCTGCTGCCTGAGTAAACTTTACGAAGTCTTTTTTGTATAGATCATAATAGTAATCAAAAAGATCTACACACTTTGAAGCAAGAGATATATCATAACGTTCTTTACCATCTACCTTATACTCTACGAGATAGGCAGTGTATGGTAGTGACTTGTCCTGTGCATCTTTTGGATCACAGTTTTCTTTAATGACCTTCATTTACTTCTGTTAATACCCCACTTGATTTGTGGAAATGCTTCTGAGATAACTGCTTTAGTAATCCTCTTGTACTTTGTACCAAGAGTCTTATCTTTTACTAGACAAACAAGTTCTGCTTCTTCAGCAGCAAGTCCTTCTAATAGTTGAACAAACATTGACTCTCTTTTTAGACTAGGAAGATTATCTGCACCACCTTTTACAAAGCGATAGAGACCTCTATACTCCTGTTCTAATCTAGTGTGGTCTGTCCCTACAGGTGCATCATTAGGTGTGTAAGGTACTTCACCCTCTGGCACAGCAGAGATAACCTTCTCATCAAAGTTCCATATTAATAAAGAACGTAATGCTTGAGAGTTATGTTTGTGAAGGAGTGCAATTTTTTCCTTCTTTGTTTTTGCGTTAGATACTTTTCTTAGTATCTCACTTATCAGCAACCTAGGGTTGCTGTTATCCATGTTTCGTGTTGCCATAATTTTGATAATAAAATCATTCTTCGTCGTCTTCGTCTTCTTCCTCTAGGATATCTAAAGGTGAAGCAGGTCTGACGTATAAAAGTTCATCATGCATGATGTTACCATCTTCATCTAGCATTTCTGGATGGGTAACAGATTTAGCGTAGGCAGCATTTTCAATGTAGTCTTCTACATATCCTTTTGCCAACCATGCTGTCGTGATACCTATAAAGAATGCTCCGATAGTAACCAGAACTACTAGTGCTATTAGCATTTGGTTCCCCCTTGGTTAATGTTTACTTTGGAAACCAACCTCCTATGTTTGAACTAATATTATTTAGTTCTTTTTCTGCGTCCTGGTCTCTTAAATAATTCGTATTTCCATGCATCTTCTAGGATGCTATAGACATACTCCTTGATTTTTCTTGCTCTAGGTTTCCCTAGATGACCATACGCTTCTCGGAGGTATTCGTTTTTCTTGCCACCTTTTAGATAACCTTCAAGGTCATCAACTAGGGTTCCTAGTGCGACAGCAGTACTTGATTCAATAAACTCTGTGATCTGTTTTCTTTTAATCTTGTTAGCGATCAGATAATCATATGCCTTAAAGTAAAACTTGTTTTCTTCAAAGGCGGTATCAACTGCTCGGTCAACTAGATCATAGAAGTCTTCCATTAGATAAGATTGTTTTCTCTTAGATATCGGACGGTATCAGTACAACCCCCAAGATTAGTTGAGTTCAACACCACTTGAGGGAATGTAGACCCCTGCCCAAACTGATTATAGAATGCTTCTCTCTGAAAGTCAACCCCCAGTTTATATTCTTGATAATTATATCCTTTCCCTTCCAATACCTGCTTGATTTGTGTGCAGTATGGACATCCATTTCTTGTGTATAAAGCGAAGTTCATAGTAGTGTTGAATAAAAAAGGGGACTTGCGTCCCCTAGGTTTACCTTATATATTAAAGTTTAGAAAGTGTACTTAAGTCCTGCCTTTCCAGACCAATCTACGTCATCAACGTTAGTTGCTGCAGATAGTTCACCGTATACTCCTACGCTTTCAGTGATAGACTTACCACCACCGATGTAACCGATTAGTTCAGTGTCACCGAACTCGTCAGCAGACTCAGTGTGAGTAACTGTAGGACCACCTGATACATACCAGTCAATACCATTAGGTGTTGTACCTTCGTATCCAAGTTGGAACTCCCAAGTTCCTGATGTGTATGCTCCGTCTGGATATGAACCACTTGCTTCCACATTAACGTAAGGACCTGCAAACGCAGCACCAGAGAATAGAAGAGGGGTTGCAGCAAGTGCTGCGATTGTTTTTTTGATCATTTTTGTTTTACACTATCTCGCAAGAAAAAAACCCTGCGGATGTTAGACTACCTCGACATAGGTGTCTTTTGAATCTACGCAGGGGCACGATCTTTCGATCCCTTTGTATAATTATATAGTAT